TGTCATACAACGCACCTCTTCTAGTTGTAGCTACTTGTGTTTTGTTAATTGATTTTTCTTCAGGTTTATATTCACGATTAAGTTTGTCTGCTCTATGTACTCTTTTTTGTTCTCTCCACTTGCATGTATCAGAACAATATTTTCTTTTACCTTTTGATAATGAATTTGTACATTCAGGAGAAACGCAAACTAAATTTGGCATTATTCTTCTTCAGCTAATTTGTTTGCTTCTTCTACCATAACTATCATGTTGTAGTTATAATCATCTACGAATTTTTCTATAAGAGTATCTATCTTAGATGTGTTAGGTTTTTTATTTATTATAAGGCTACCACATGCTTCTGATAACTCTATAGCCCATGCTTTCAAATCTTCAGATTTTACAAATATATTTTCTTGTTGTTTAATTTTTGACATAATTAATTATAATTTTTTTTCACAAAAGGTTTTGGACTCACATAAGCAGAACCTAATTTGTCTATACTTTTTTCTAATTTTTTAATTTTTCTTACAGTTTTGACAACACCGATATAATCTTTTCTATCACCTGCAGCATAACCTGCTTTATTTTGTGTATCTATTAACTTTTTCTGTTGTTTAATACGACTCATAATCTCTTTGTTATAAGTTTTACTCATGTTACCACTTTACCTTATCTGCCCAGTAAGCTGCAGACATCTTACCTCTTTTAATATTTTTAGCGTGTCGTGCTTTAAAAGACTTACGTCTTGCTTTAGACTTTGCATCAGTCTTCTTACCAGCACCAGATACACCTTGTTGACCAAATCTAATTAGTTTAATTGTGTTACCTTCTTTAGCTAGAACTGCATGTGACTTACTAGCTTTAGGAGTTCTCTTAGGTTTATTGTACCCTGAGAACCTCTCACCTCTATATTCAATAGACATTACTTTTTAGGTTTCTTTTTAAAAAGACGTTTACTATTTTTAGTATGTTTCTTCCCAGAATGAATCTGACCGTTAGGCATTTTATGGTGTGAGCCTTTATACTCTTTACCTGCTTTTGTATATACTTTCATTTTTTCTTTTTAGGAAAACCTTTTTTCATATTGGCATACGCTTTAGATGAGACAGTAGATTTTTTCTTTGACCTACTTGTACCTGCTTTTTTTCTTTTGTTCATATTATAATACAAACCTTTTTTAGCAGCCATTAATACATGCCTCGTTTACTCTTCTTCTTGGCACTGGATTTTTTCTTCTTGCCTTTTTTTATTGGCATTGTATCTCCTTAATTTTTTATTGTACTCTGTACAACCTAGATTAACACATTTCTTGTGTTTATCACTAATTTCTAGTTCTTTGTTACAACTCTTACAAATCGTTACGACCTTGCTCATCTAAATAATGTTAGACACATTTAGCCAGGATTTCACCATTCTTGCATATATAAACTTTACTGTTATAGTTAACCTACAAACATATTTTAATAAGGTATTTACAGGTAAAGGAGCTATCGGACGGCTGAAAGCTAGATACTTACAACTAAGTAAGGACTGGGATTACCACAAGTCTAGTACCCAAGGATTACAATTTATTAAAATTTCAAAAAATTTACACACACATGTCCGCTAACGCCCTACAAGACATACACATAAAGAAACACTACTCCTTTAAAAACAACTTTTAAAGAGTTGTCTTTCTTTCCCATTACTGTTAAAGTAGGACATAGTGAACGGTGGTGTAGTTTTACAACTATACCTTCCTTGTCGTGTAATATACCTGCTACGCCACTATTCACCTAGTACAAATTACCACATAATCTCTAAGGACTTACGTACTATATATAGGGGGGTGCCAGGTTAAATCCCCCCTCATGCACGCACACGCACGCATAATGCGTATGCATATATAGGGAAATCTAAATCTAAAGTTTACATCTAGATTATGCCCTTATGCGTATATATGCCCCTATGTGTCCCACGCTTGAATGAAAATACATTCCCATGCATTGAAACGCTTGTAAGATTCTCACGCCCTTACGCGTAGGAAAACAGAATCAAACTCTCCAGGAAAAAAACAAGCTCACAAACTTTTCAAAAAAAAAAGTCAATTGAAACCTAGCTAAAACAGAAAAGCGATCTCCAGCCGAACGACTCATGAATTTTTGGTGCTTGACAAGTTTGGGCAGGTCGATTAAGTTTGATTTCAACAAGTCCGAAAAAACATTTCGGGCATAACGAAAAGGGGCAGAAATGTCAGCTAAAAAAGAAACGATTCGGGAGGATTTATTCCAACCTTATCGCTCAAAATATGGAAAATATACAGTCGTGAAAACTCGCGGAAGTATATCCGAAAAATACGACAAAGAATCCGAAGGCAAAACGCGTTATATCATATGCGATTTGGTAGATGGTAGCTATAAGCCATTAGGCGTATTAAAGCAATATGAGGCAGTAATTCAATTCGGCGAATTGATGAAACTTGCCCCAAATCCTTTAAATCGTAAGGCATTAAAGCCATTGAAAAATGGGCAGATGTCAGCCGAATTTATGACCTTAATTGGAAGTAATAAAATTGCTAATGAATTCGAGGGTAAAGTCCCAACAATTCAGCAATCAAAAGCTTACATGAATTCTAAATTCAAGGGTAGCCCACTCGATTACTAAGCCGAAACTAAAAACCCCTCTACGCTTAGGCGTGGGGGGGTTTTTTTTTGTCCATTCCCCTATGCATTATGCATACATTCACAATATCTCGAAAAGCGTACCTTAAGTCCCAACATTCCTTTAATTTGCTATCTGAGAGGCATGAGGTTTGATTCTAAGGGGGGGGAGTCGGTCTTATGGTCGACTGTTGCACGATTCAAGATACTATGCCTTAAATCGCCTTATTTGAGCTTACAGAGGAAAAGCCCTATTTCATTGGGTTTCGCCCTATATTTCATTATAACACATACGCCCCTATATATGTAATGAAATTTATTTTTTTTTATCCCTGAATATTCGCGATATCCCCCTATGCAGACCTAAACATATGCATATATAGGTGAACATTTCTCAGCTCTACTATATATGGTATGCTTATGCATATTTATTATGCATAATGTTTATATATAATACTGTGAACATTTCTCAGCTCTCTTAATTTTATGCATAGGTAGAGATTTCTCCTTCGCATACTCTATATAGAAAAAAAACTTTGAACTTTTTTTTTTGTATATTTAAATAAGATATTATGAACGCATAGTAGCACCGCAAAGGGGTTGTCAAGTCATGTCACTATAAAGCAGCACTATCCATAGGGGAATGTGGTAACTTGATTTCGAACAAAAAAATCTCACGTATATTTATACATAGAGTATGTGTACGTGACCTATAATACGGAGGAAATAATGTTAAAATTACTAAATTATATGCGTTGGACTGTTCGTAAAGATGACTGTTATCCTTACGAAAGACCAATAAAAACGTACGGAATTGTTGCTATTGTACGCTACTTTATGAGGTGGGCGTAATGGTATTCGTACAAGGACATAATACCGACAAGACTAAATACCTGCCCAAAGGTACTTATAAGGAAGGCAGTACCATAGATGCTATGCGTGATGCTACTGTTAGACCAGACATTCCACTACCTGATGGTGCTTGTATATTCTGTCGTAGGATAACGGCTTCACATAGGGCTTGTCGCTCTTGCAAAGAGGTCGATTTCGTTCTTAATACGCCTCAACACGCTGAATATCTAGCAAGTATTCACGATATAGTTGCTGTAAAGCAACAGTCTATACGAGAAGGTCATACAGATAGCATAACTTCTGGTGATTTCGAACAAAAACTTCTGCTTATGGAGGATAGTCAATACTCTCATACCATAAAGCAAGGTTGTTGTGCTTCTCATAGCGAATTATTCGCACCATACTGCAAGTCTTGTGGTCTTATGTTACCTAAGACTAAGGTATGCGACTACTGTTAGTAGTCTTTATATAAATACTATAAAGGGCTTATCCATATACGCTACCTCCGTAGCGTATGCGTGGTGAATCTACGCTAAGCCCTGCTATCTACTAAGGATTAATAAGTTTGGACACTTGTTTCGGTTAGTAGGTAGCCCGATACTTATAATCTATCTGTTGTTCTAACTGTTGTAAGGCAACCAAATTATTGTAATACAGACATTGTAAGTATCGTGCTATCTATGAGAGTTTCATAGTAACAAAGCATGGCGTTTTTATGCGTACATTTAGGACGCACATTTTTACGCTCATGCTCTCTTATAGGTAGCTTGTAACATATCTTATGTAAAGAAACTTATTGGATAAGTTTTGAGGTATGTTACAAGCTATCTATTGGGATAATTCAAACGATTGAACAGAGTTACTTAATGGATAGTGTCGCAACTACCTACGAGTAGGAATCAGTATTTACGCCCTGTTTATTCTGATGACCGAAATGTAGGTAGTGATAGGCGTATGGGCTAGGTATTCGTTACCCTTTCGTTGTACCTAGATTGTAATAATCACCTACTAAACTGTACGCCTTTCACTACTTATACAAGGGAGAAAAATATGATATGCGATAACTGTGGCTTAGATGAGATGATTGTGATTGGTCAACTCGCTAATGTCAAATCATCTGTACTCAATATGGTCAAATGCATGACCTGTGGGTATGGAAGTGTAAGAAAGCAAGGCACTAAGAGGAGAGTGAACGATTGACTATGAGTACAAAAAATAAACCTAAAGCCAATAAAAAGGTTTTAGATAAAGCAATACGAAACCCTAACAAAAAGTTTGTTATGGGTGTATATCCTGACGATTACTTTGTGAGTGGTGAACTCACAGCTAGGGTAGACAAACTAAACGAAGTGTTCGAATCAACAAGTTACGAATTTACAAAAGCCCGTAAGCATGGCGTGGAAGGTTACGCTTATTTGCTAGTGGAGTACGTTAATGTTGGTAATCCACACGAGGAAGAACAATAAAAGAAAGGATAATATGAGTAAGAATAGTGAGGAACAGGAGTTTGATGACTTCAAATCCGAGTTTGATGAGATGATAGAGAGAGCTACGGCACTAGGATTCAAACCCTTACACCATAAGCAAGACTTCCCACCAAGATTGTTTGGTTTAAGAAGTCTTTACATAGGTGAGGAAACAGAGGGTGGAGATGATGGGTTAATCAAAAGCGAAATGTATTTCGCACCTAAAAATAATCCTATTGAGATGATGACTGACTATATGATGCACTTAACAGATGAGAATGTTAAGAAACAAATACACGCATTCGCAGAGTTCTTATCATCTGTTATTAAAGATGGTGTTATTGATGACATGATACCTTTGTTTGAGGCGAAAAGCAAAAGAGAAATGGGAGATATGATAGAAGCTATCATTATGCAGACTGCACATATGCTACTCAAAAGTCGTTCATGGCAGAAATTTACTGCTAATTACGACATTGATATGCCCCAAGCAGTCATCATAGGCAACCCAGAAGCCCTATCTAGTATGATAGCCACTACAAATGGCGACTTACTAGCAGGTGCTAACCCTGAATCTATGGATAAGTTCCTTAAAGAAGTACTTAGAGATAGTGAAGGTAAGAATAATGAGGAGGAATAGTGGCGTTACCTACACTAGATGGCTATGTACATTGTGCTAGTTGTATTAAAGATAATGAAAATGGTGGTTACAAACAGAAATTAGAAGTGGGAGTAAGACATTCCACCGAGTTGTTTGTTAACTGCTTAGTACATGACCTTGTAATTAGGGTCTTTAATATTGAGCCAATAGAAACGGAGTGTGATTGTTGTGGCTGATAACGAACAAGTATACGAGTACATAGACCAAAACATGAAACAAGATGAGAATATATTGACTGTTGATTTCTACTTTGATAGTGATGTATCAAAAGAGAATGCAATAGATGAGGTAGATAAGATTGTATCTTTAGCTGATAACAAGCATGAGTACAAACTTACTTCCCATGCACCACGAATATATACTAAATCTCCACATAATGAGGAGGATAATGGCTGAGAATACTATCATATCAAATCCTATATTGCATAGGAGAAAAGACAGAGCAAAAAGAACTGCATACTTTGACAAGTATGGTCGAGATGACTTTGTGTTTGACACATTAATAGACACAAATATTCCAGACAACTTGTGGGTATGTGACTTCTGTAACTTATCAATAGAAGTGGTTGACTTAGCAAACCAACCTAAAAGTATCTGGGTACATCTGGGCTATGCCTTGTGTGGTAACTGCGTAGATGAACAGATAGCAAAAGAGGATAATACAATGGACACAATTAATTCTAGTGACGTAGAGTTTTGTAACTGTTGTGTAGGAGAGGATAATGACTAACGAGAAAATAAAAAAAGCAATCGAACTGCTAACTGAAACTTGCGAACTGTTACAGAAACAAATTTCTGGACATACAAAAGTTTTAGAACAGTTAGTAGGACTATTAGACAAGGAGAATGATGAGTAAAGATAAAGATTCTGGTATTAATCCAGAGGATTTCTTACTACATAGTAAGGAAATTAGTGATGCAACGATACCTAAAAAGCATTGTGCAGTTACTAGAGATATATTGTTATACCTCAATGAGCTATCGGTAGACATTGGTTACAACCAAAACCTAGCCGATTGGTTATTTGATGATAACAATGATATACAGATTGATAGGAAATTCCCTGTCTTTCTTAGGTTAGTAGTGCCTCATCACTACATAGCAGGAGAGCCAACTGATACACATTACCGAACTGTATGGGAATTTGTATTTACTGATGACTTCGAGAACAGTCATACAGGAATGATTGACATACCTGCTGAGGCATACCACTTACTACCTGAAGTACCAGAAGTAGTACAAGTAGATAACGACACATACGAATTGTGGTCTAAGTTAGATACTGAAACAATTACTTCTGACTTCATTAATGAAGTAGAGAGTTTACTTCGTGAGGAAACTAAAAAGGAGGAGGAATAACAATGATGAAAAACGAATGGTTGTTACTCGAAAAGGTAATTAAAGCCCCTCGTATATTGCTGTATGGAAAACCTGGTACAGGTAAGACATACTCAGCTATGACATTGGGGACAAACAAAAACCAAATGAAAAAGTCAATTACATTGACACCAGAAACTTCGGCAACCGATTTGCTAGGACATTACATTCTAGTAGGAGATGATGGTATGGAATGGAATGATGGTATTGCTATTGAATCGTGGAAAAATGGTGGTAGATTAGTGATTAACGAGATTGACCATGCTGGTCAAGATGTCACTTCTATACTCCATGCTTTGCTAGATGATGTAGACTTTGCAGAGTTGACACTACCCAACAAAGAGAAAGAAGTAGTAAGACCTGCAAATGGATTCCAATGCATAGCTACCATGAATGGCGAGCCAGATGACTTGTCGGAGGCGTTGCGAGATAGATTCCCTATCAAGATAAACATTAGTGAGATACACCCTAATGCGATAGATAGTCTGGATAGCACCATTATGAGTGTGATGAATGATGTTAGTGGTACTGACACTTCTATTCGTGCTTTTATGGAACTTAGCAGGTTGATTAACAAAGACAAAGTTAAACCAAATGATGCTATATACGCTGTATTCGGTAGTATTGATGAGGACTTTGCTGATACTGTTGTAGAAGCATACGAAGTAATTAACTCAGGGACTTCTCATATAGAGGATACTGATTAATGTCTTTGTTCAAGCAGAGAGCTAGACCAACACCATTACCAAAAACATTACCTAACTTAGCGTTGCAAGGTAATCGTATACAGAGATATGAATACGAGGAAGGTGTAACAAATGGTACTAACAAATTTGCTATACCAATACCCCAACACGCTTACAATACCCAATTTGATGTAAATAGGGCAATACTATTGCAAACCCTACGGAAAAAATATTTCATCAAAGCAAGGTACATGGGTAATATAGACCAAGAGATAATGTCGATTGCCGAAACTCTTTGCATACTACCAAAAGCTAGTCAAGTAATTAAGAAAATACAAAAAGCACACGCTAAGTATTCGGATAAGCTAGTGGACAATGGAGATAGTTATTATCTGACTACAAACCTACCACAGATTAACGAGAATACTGCTAAGTATCATGTAGATAAGTTGATAGATTTATTCTACAAATTACTTAAAGAAGGCAACAATAGAGAGGAGATAGCATCTCAGATGACTAGAGCTTGCCTTGTTGTGTTCGGTGCAGTTCGTAATACAAAAGGTACTGCCTTTGGTATAGACAGTAGTGAGTTATTCCATACTATTACTTCAGCAGTACGTAGGAATGTACCTTTGCAGTTAGCACTAGATGATAAGAAGTTAAGACAAGAAGTTAGTGCTATTGATACTATTCTTAATCTTACTCATAAAGCCAAGCAAAGTGCTATTGACATGATACAGTCTGGAAACAGGAATCTTAATAAGTATCGTTGGGAAAAACAACTTGATGGTAGTCATAAGTATGTAAGGTACAACGTACCATTCAACCCTAAGAAGCATGCTAGGAGAGTATACAACGAGCTAATGAATCCACATTACATGAGTTACTATATGCAATATCGTCTTAATGATTTGCCTTCTATTATAGACGGCGTATTTGAAAACGAGAATGTAAATATTACAAAGGTAAAACAAGACAATACAAAGCGAGTAGAGGATATGCCTACTATGACTATGCCTAAGTTTCTTACAAAAGACTTAGCTAGAGAGATAGAGCAAAAGGCAAATTCAAACTACAAACACGCAATAAATTACCTTAGTAATAGGGGTGGTGTACATGGTATAGCAAAGTTGCACAGATTCAAAGGCAACAAACCTATTCGTATTGCAGTACAGAAACTAATAATATCGCAAGGC